TGCATTAGCAGATTTCCTTGGCATAGTAAAACCTCTGAATTTGATTCATACTCCCAACGGGACTCGAACCCGTATTACCGGCGTGAGAAGCCAGCCTCCTATTCCGTTAGAGGATGGGAGCATATTATTTTATCCGGACATAACATCTCATCACCCTGCCGTATACGTCGCGCACACGCTGGATGGTGTGTCTTGCACCGCCCTTGTCAATAGCAATATGAAAAACTGCTTTCTTATCATTTGGTTTACCAACAGAATACGATCCGTCTGATTCCAGATAAATATCAACGCAATACCCACGCGAATTACACTGTTCTGCAATTCTACGTGCTTCTTGACGAGCTTCCCGCAGTGTTGCGTAACCTTTAAGTTTCTTGGTTTTCATACATACCTCGTAAGCAACTGGGGTAGCTGGACTCGAACCAGCAAATACAGGAGTCAAAGTCCTGTGTCTTACCTTTTGACGATACCCCATTATAAGATACCGATAGGACTTGAACCTATAATCACGGAGTTGCAGTCCGTTGCCTTACCGTTTGGCTACGATATCATAATGATACGCCTGAGAAGATTTGAACTCCCGACCATTCGGTTCGTAGCCGAATGCTCTATTCCACTGAGCTACAGACGCATATATAGTATTACATCTGCCCTCCCGATTCTCCAAGCAGAACAATCTTCTGACTTACCCATGATATTAAGCCCTTTTAGGTGTAACAACAGATTGTGGCTATTTTGTTGATCGTGCTTTTACCACCATGTAATACAGTCGATGCTGAGGATGGGACTTGAACCCATACGGTATCGCTACCAACAGATTTTGAGTCTGCCGCGTCTGCCAGTTCCGCCACGCCAGCATATTTACAAAGCGCATTTTACGGTTAAATTGTTTACAAAGCAATTCCTTAATTGAGTTGCTGTCTGCGCTTTTCTTTGGTACAGGGTGCAGGAATCGAACCCACCGTGACCGGGACTACCGCCCTCTGGATATAAGCCAGAAGCTCTTACCGACTGAGCTAACCCTGCATAAAAGTAGATGATGGGACTCGAACCCACACCCTCAGCTTGGAAGGCTAATATGCTTGCCGTTAAACACTACATCTACATAACCGATTCAAGGCATCGGCTGTGCCTACCAACTATTCGCTGTCAGTTCGCGGCGGTTTCATCCAAACCTGCTGAACTTCATCACTGCCAGACGTGAAGGTTTCATTTCTCATTCGGTTTACAGTCCCGCTCTGTATGTGAGATGGGCATGGTTGCAGGAGGTGGGACTCGAACCCACGACATTCAGCTTATGAGGCTGATGAGCTGCCACTGCTCGACTCCGCAATATGACTGGTACGGGTGGACTTGAACCGCCGACCCTCCGCTTAACAGGCGGACGCTCTGACCAACTGAGCTACGCACCAATATGTACGAGACACTTTATTTTTATGAAATCACGGCAATACTCATCGCCGCATAAGTACCCAATTACTGTTATCATCAAAGATTGAAATTTGCAGTTCGTGTCTCTTTTGTTATGTGCAAGGCATTTTTATCTCTACAAATACACGCCATAGAAAGTGAAAATTGCTGTTAATGCCTTAATATGTATCTGAGTGAAGAGGCTCGAACTCTTATCCTCGTGATCCCAAATCACGCCGTCTGCCGATTGGCGTACACCCAGTTTTTATGGAGTAGAGGGGAATCGAACCCCTGTCCGAAATTCTTACATATGCAAAATATTTTTACGCAATAGTCAGTGTTTAGGCTCTATAAGGCAGCCGGATGACTGACGACATCATTACCTAAGGACGTACCGGTTAGGTAGCTCCACCACCTTGTTTCTTTTAGCAGGAACAAGGAAAACTGCAACGCCGATCTGTTAATTTGCGACCTCAGATGATGCTCAGATCGGAAGCTCATCATTTTGGTTCCAGTTCCACTTAGGCGGCAGCTCTTTCTGCTACACAAGCCATGAAAGCGGGATGGAAAGCGATAATAGTTTCGTTTTTGTCGTTTATTTTCATTTTTGAATCATAAGGTGACTCACGCCTGCGTATTTTACATTCTCAAAACCCCGTCGAATCCATTTCTACCCCAGATGGATAGCCATGCGTCCGAAGAACCTCGTTTGCAACCGATAGGTTTTTTACTGAAATAGCAGTCGAGTAATGAGCTAAACCGCACAATCGTAAACTTAACCAACACGGCATATTTTCAGGATTTTCCCGCCCCACAAGGGGGCGAGATTAAAAGATTAACATGAGAAGCCGAAGCACACGCCATTCGAGCCGGACGCAGTGTAGAGGTAGCTGCTGCCGGAGAGGCCGAGGTTGTAGACACTGTAGAAGAGGGTGGAGTTGCTGGCATTCGGAGAGCGGAGCCAATACCAACGCTTATCCCCGTCTTCATCTTCTCTGTAATATGGGGTGTCTTCCTGACGATAGAGTTCGTACCAATGACCTTCTCCGGGGACAGTATATGTCGTTCTGCCGAAAAGTTCTTTTTCACTCTTTAACCACAGTTTGCAGACGCTCTTAACGATTTCTTTACTGCAACCGCCTTCGGCAGTCAGTTTGATAACAGGCTTGATTACGGACTGAAGGTCGTCAGAACACATGAGAATGACGTATTCATTCAACCATTTATTCATTCCACAGGAATCCCATCCACCACGATTGGTGTTCGTTTCATTCATTTCGTGGGAATCCTTATAAAGACCCACCAAATCCCATGAAATAGGAGCCTTACCGGAGCCGTCTGCCAGATCATCATGGTCAAATCCAATAATCTGATATACTGCAACAAATCCGTTTTTCATGTAATCTTTCTTCTGTGCGCCAAGCGCAAAATACTCACGCGCTTTACCAGAAGCACCGATTGCCTCAATGTCCTTCCAAGAAAGATAGTTAAGATCCTCCATGGGATAAAGAGGTGATGTAGCGGAGCAAACAAGCGGAGCAGAACCACTTGCGTCTTCATTGGAATCAAAATCCAGCACCAAACCATTGTCATTATATGCAATGGTCATTTTCTGAAATAGTGCTGCGTCTTTGGCGTTAATGCAAATCTGCATATCATTCTCCCTTGCCTAATTATATTGATTAGCTAATTCCTTAGATAGATCAATATCTCAATCACACCTATCATCCGACCTTCGCCGTACCTCCATTACCTTCTTCCAATTTTCTGCCACCGAGGAGACAAGTCTGAGCTTCGGAGAGCGACTCCTAACTTCTTGCCCCAGCATTTCTGCCAAATCCCGCGCAGGAATGTTTACCTGCAAATTTCACCGTTCGTTCAGAATTATATTTGATAATTTTTTGTAATCTCTATAATATCGCATCAGAGTATTCAGAAAATTTACAAACGCCCTACGGCTACTTTAACCGGCTACTTTCGTTATAGTCGAATTTCTTCAACATCAAGGCGAAACGCATTATTGGCTTTACCTCTGTCATTATGGCTGCCACACCATAACCCCTTAGGCTTATTCTCCCACAGGGAGCGTCTATTGCTGCGTCCGAAAGTTCCGTGCATTTTGTAGCGATAACTCTTGGCATCACACATTTTTGTTGACGGTTTCCGTCTCCCCACAACACATTGCTATGTTCCAGCCGCTCAGACATATAAGGTATCCCTCATATACTGAACAGAAAATACTGTGCATCTCCGAGTGCTGACGCACTTTCTTCACAGAGTTAATAATAAGCATGATTCAGATATTGATTTTCAAGGAACTGTTAAGCTGGCGACAGGAATCGAACCTGCAACCTGCTGATTACAAGTCAGCTACACTTCCATTTGTGTTACGCCAGCAGATTGTTTTGCTATTTCCTTTCGACATCATTATTATACCACACTCGGTACGGTTTGTCAATAGGATTTAGCAAAATAATTTTAGATTTTTACGTATTTTTTTACTTGTCTCTTACGGAACGTGTGAGTTCATCTCCGGGATTGAAGACAATATTCTTATAGCTTGGAATCTCAATTCGCTCTTTCGTTTCAGGATGAACCGCAGGATGCCCCTTGAATTCCTTAATTTCAAAAGTACCAAACCCACGGATCTGTACCTTCTCGCCACTTACCAAAGCCTTCTGAATTTCATCAAAAACATCGTCTACAATATTCTTGACCATATATTTCGTATTGCCTCTTTTAGCAACAGCGTTTATGAGATCAGATTTATTCATCTTTTCACCAACTAACTAATCAAACTTTTTGTACGGTATTTATCCGCATCAAAATCCACATCGCAAAATGCCTTTACGCCAGAAGAGCTGCATACACAGATCAACTGCTGTTGAATACCATATATACGTTTCTCTACACAAAAATCATCCATACCGAGAAAGCTCCCCGCCATTATTGTCTTAACATCCTGAACATTGTCATTTTTATTGTGGTGTAAATGCCCAGACAAAATTGCATATATAGGCTCTTTTGCCATTGTTTTAAGCGATTGCACTTTGCTTTCTGAATTATCAAAATCTCCATGTACACCAAGATATGTCTTTCCTCTAATATCAAGTAAGTACATAGTATCGTCAATCTTGCGATAATGGTCGAATACAACATTCTCAAAATTCTGTAAACGTGCCTTCAGATACCACTCTACAAGATCATCCATTCGTTCATGAATGGATGCCTTATCTTTTTCTTCAAGTCTGGAATGATTGCCAGCAACAGAAGAAAAATATACGTTACGAAAATGATTGCTCAGTTCTGCCAGAAATTCCGAAATCAATTCAGACACACCGACAACCTGTTCAATCACATTTTCTCTGTTTGATACAGCAATTGTCTTATGTATATTTCCGCTAATCAAATCGCCATTCGCCCACACATAACAGTTTTCCGCATCATACCGCTTGGCTGTTTCGATGATACTTGAAATGTAGTCCTGCAAAAAGCCTCTACACACATCAGAATTATAATAATTCCAATAGTTGTCTACATACGCCCCAAAATGAAGATCGTTAAGACTTACAAGCAAATCATACTCAGACTGTTCTACAGTGTTTGGATTATATTCCAGACGCGGGAATACACCATTGGCAATCGCACGTTCAAAAATCTCTGAGTTCTCATCACATCGCGCCATCTTGCGTATAGCCTTATTCAGTTCTACTCTTTGATCGAAAAACCTCTGTCGTTCCTTTTGAAACTCAAGCATTTTTTGATCCAACTCACTAAGATATGAATTGTCCTCAGAACCATTGTTTTGCTTAGACTTGAAGTATTTCATTACATGATAGCCGGAATAAGGCGTAACATTGGCAGCTTTACGCAAGCTGTCGTAATGCACATTCATTCCGAGTAACGAAACAATATCTGACCAATCCAGATCTTCCGGATTCTGTTCTACCTTTATCTCAATAAGTCGAAGCCCATATTCATATTCGTTTTCGTTTTCAAGACGATTGTATTTAGGATTCACACTTCATCCCTCCCGTCTGGTGGCAATGTTTCAATTTTCCGGACAGACAGAGTGATATTAGGTATTCCGTCCCATCGTTTCAACAGTTCAAGTAAACTATACGATTTTGTATCGTCCCTACCATACTCCGTAATCGTCATATCGTTAATATCTATGGTAGCATTTTCAAAGCTTTCACTTTTTACAACGCTTGCCATGATTTAACCTCTCTGTCTTTCATGACGTTTACGATTAAGTTCACGCTCACGATCAATTCGAGCCACAACAGCAGCGGCAGCACTATTTGTGCTTGCAATCGCTCTCATCATGCCCTCAGCTTCAGTGGCATAATAATGATGACGGCTGGAGTCCTGTTTCATCGTTCTTGTAACCTTGTATTCAGGATACAGTTCTCTCAATACACGAGCTTCTTCTTTTGTTACTTGGATCATTATTTATCAGTCCTTTGTTAATAAGATATCCGAGGCTACGGTTGCTCCCGCAGCCTACGGACGGGTGATGCCGAATATATTTATAAAAACGGTTTTCTTCCCTTATAGACAATTATTTATTTGACGCAGAAAACCACGTTGGTCAACGTCTTTGTCATCTTTCTGAAACATAGTGTTTTGTGATAATCGCCAACCGTAACACACGTTGAACAACGGCAATTTTTGTAGCCATGACTTCTAAATAAAAACCGTCTTAATTTTTGTGATTTGTGTAGTATCTTGAATTTCGTTCGGCTCTCAGTTCCTTATCATGTGCGTTCTGACACTCATCACAACGCTTTTTATTCTTTACATACCCTGCAACTTCAAATTCTTTGCCGCAGTCAGCACAACGCTTTATCTTTTTGCCTGCAGGCTTGTATGTGGCACACTTATCGCAAATCTGTTTTTGTGGAGAAGTAGGAATAAACCGTTCACCGCATTTCCTGCACTGGATGGATCCTTCCGGCAAATTGTTCGCAAGATTCTGATATACTATATCTCCGAAACACATCCAAAACACATTCTTCCGCTTACTCTGTTTCATATCAAACAGATATTTTACAAGCGTATCACACACATCATTCATGTCGTATCCCAGTGATGCAAATTCTTTGAGTATCATATCTCTGATATACGCGAAGTTCGTTACATCATCATAGAAGCTAATAGAATAACGGTACTTTTTCTCAACCTCATTATACAGATTTACTACATCCTGTACCATGTCGATACATTCAGATGGTTTTGAAAGCATATATTGATATCGGAAAGCTCCGATATTTTTGGCAGAGAAAGACATTCGTTTATTCGGAATGATTGTCTCAAGCCGATTTACAACACTGTTGTTCAGTTTCTGTACACGTCCAATCTCCTTCTTTTTTGCATACGTAAAAAAGTGTGGAGCCTTTTCACCAGTAATACGAGAAAGTTTACTGTCGATCTCAGCCGGACGAGTGGGCTTATATAAGGTCTTGGCATAATCTATACAGAAATTGTTTTCCATACATAATATCTTAATAGAGTTAAGATCAACATCTTTGCTGTTCCAGATTTTTGTGATATCATTACTGATAACACCGATGTTGCCTCCTGTCCACGCAGCGCGAAGTCCTTTGAAAATCTCTTCATCTGTAATTTGCACAACACCTGCATTTGCCATCTCATAATACAGCGGAACAATATCCTTCATATTACGTTCTGCGATCTCAACAATCAGCTCGTCCGCACACACCAAACTCTTATCTCCATCACAATCGAATTGCAGTATCTTTGAAATCAAATCATGACAGCTTGTATAAATGGCATTCGGAGTAAACCACTTACGAGTTGCAGGTTTTATTACATTCTGTCGTACAGCGTGTTCCCTGTACAAATGCGGAGAACGCAGACAATCGAGCTTATATGCGTTTCGATATAAGTGACAAGACACTTCATTATCTGCCAGAAGTCCAACAGGATCTTTGATTCCTAAAAACAGCCATTCACAAAAAGCATATAAATCAGGAATCAAAAACATATATTTTGCAGAAATGTCAATCTTCGCTGACTTCGCTTCCTGAACAAGATTTTTCTTAATCTGCTTCAACATCTCTTTTGTATATGGGTCAGACAGCAATTCAGGATAAATCTGCAAACACTCCTGAAAGGCATTTTTATTCTTGTACTGTGTAGACGCACCAAATACTTCAAGCATTGTGGTACGATCAGAAGCAATCCGAGCAATCTTATCTACAGAACGCGCAGCAAGTTTTTCCAGTTCCTCGTCAGTGATGTCCGTAAGGGTTTGAAGCATCTGATAATTCAGTTTAGCGTCAGGAAGAAAATCTTCTTCCTCATTACATTTACCCGCTGTACACCCATATTTGAGATAAAAGTCGGTGTATTCCTCCCAACTCTTATAATACTTGTACATTTTGAACTGACTTTTGGTGAAGATAATTTCAATTCCTTCTTCGAGAATATCATGTTCTTTTCCATATATATCTTTTACTACCCCATGACGGATTTCAGGTTCGCGTTTGTCTGCTTCCCTGATAAACTTGTCGAATGGAAAAACCGCCAACAAACCTTTAACCCAAGGTAAGCGTACCATTGTATTTTTAGGACATCTTGTCGGCAGTACCATTCCGCATCCATCCGTATGCTTGATTGGAATCTCCATCGTTTTACGTTCAATCTGATATGTATGATGATCGATAAAATCAACAACACCACTTACACTTGTTTCCATATCATCTACAACGATAGATTTATGTATATCGAAATCAAGCCACGGATCAGTTGCGCTGTTGCACAAGGCAAGATAAGCAAGATATTTATTGATGTTGATACCGCCATATGAATTGATGCTGTCCACAGTAAGCCCACACATCAGCGTTTTTTGATACTGTTTCCATACGCTCTCTTTTATGAAAACTGTTTTTTTAGTCCGAATCTGTCCGGCAGAAGCAGTAAAGCACACATATTTCTCGCCGTTATACATATACCCATTCAAAATCATGTCTCTTACAACATCGAAATAATATGTTCGGATAACCATAAAATCATCATACAGAATACCTGCCTGCATTCCAAGTGTGCGAGTCAGCATTGATTCAAACACAGAAATAATGTTCTTGCTTATAACATACTCACTTCTAAGGATTCGCGTTCCATTATGCTCTGATAAGAGAGTTACCAAACGCTCTTTGTGGGACTTGATTTGGGCATTCAACGCTTTTACTTCATCATTGATATCCTTAATGCGTTCAGGGTCGTCCAATTCTACCGGTTCATCACGCCGCATTTTCAATAATGCTCTATATTGCGAAATTGCTTTTTCATACGGAACCCCTCCGTAATAATATCCAGACAAAATACTGCGCTGTGATTTCAAAATGAGCTTCTCAGTACACAGTGTATTTATCTTAATCTCCAGTTCGTGTTCTTCATCCGTGTAAAATGCACTTGTGTCGAAACTGTAGATATGTATTTGCTTATCAAGACTTATATTGCACCCCTCCTTGAGTCTATTCGTTTACTTTTATCAAATCACCAGTCCAAAACAACCATCCTGCTGAATCTTCCTTCAGACTGACAACATTATTGAGATCTCCACCTCGCGGATCCAAACGAACTGTAAAAATTGTGTCTGCATTTTCCATAACGAAATTTTTATACTTTTCGGAAAGTCTTTTGTAATCAGGATGAGACTGAATTACTTTAAGGTTCAGTTTTACTCTATCTCCATCGCTGATATTGTCAAGCATCACACCTTGATCCTTTAGGCGCATATACAATTCGGCAATTTTTGGATCTACGCCCTTGCCCTTAGCAAGTTTTATAAAATTTCTCTTTTGTTTCCGGTTCATACGCAGCTCTCTTTCTGAGATAAATGCTGTTCAAGGCAATCCAAAATTTCTTCAACAAACGGAAGCCAGTTGGGATCAATACGGATCTTATCCTTATTCTCTCTGAAATACTGCGGAGCAGAACCACCAAACTCATAACTCATCGCCTGCCAGTCGCAAATCATTTCAATAAACGCACACATCTTCGTTCTTACATCGCAACACTCTTCAAAATTTCCCTCTTTATCAATCCAGTGCTGCCAGTGATGATCGTTTATAAAATAGTGACGCTGACACGCAGCAGCAAATGAATCCTCTGAGACAATTTCTCCGGAAACTGGATAGAACTTCTGACGGTACGGTAAAAACTCTCCCTCGTCCAATTTACTGTCGTCATGATACTCAATACGAGCTTCCATTTCGCACTGGATCACATCCCATTTGACCAAACCAATATTCTTCAATGCTGTACGTAACTCACGCCACGCCTCAGCAATGTTTTTCTTGTGACGATCAATATAGATTAAGTATTCTTCGGTTTTTTGCAACCATTCCTCTTTGTTAAATCCATTCATTATTACGCTCCTTTGAATATACCAAGGCGGGATTCCCCGCCAAGGCTATTATTCTTTTGTCTCATCCTGTTCCTTAACAAGATCTTCATATTCTTCTGTATTTTCTTTGATTATCTGATTGTAATATTTAACATCATCTTCATCAACATCTACCGGGGTATAATCTTCACATCTCTTATCTGATTCGCATTGATCTACCCAAATACACCCCTTACACGTCTTCTTCTCTTCGTTCATTCGGTTATGCTTCCTTTCAGTTTTTCTACATAAGCACTCCCATCTCCAATCATTTTTAATCTTTTCAGTCTTCCTGCCTCAAGCCGCTCTTTTGATGCTTCAATCTGTGCCGGAGTTAAGTTCACTTTTTTCTTCGGCTTGATTCTTATCCACGCTGCTGGGAACTTGGCTACTACACTCCCATCTGAATTTACACATTTGATTTCAACTTCTTTAGGATTTTTAGCTTTCAACTTCTGTATATAGTTAATCCATTTCTTTTCACTACTACATATTGTTGCGTAGTCTTCTCCAGCCATGTGGTCAATCGCTGTTTCTCTGATTTCGTTCATTCATATTCCTCAGAACACTCCTGCTCATCCATTCTTCGGAATGTTACAACCCATACAAGCGGATTTTTATCCCAACAATATACATCTTTCTTTTTCGCAGATAGTGATTTATCCCAAGCATTGGCAAATGTCAGGATAGGGAACATGGAACCATACTTCCATATACCTTCCTTATCTACCTCATCTACTGTAATATCTTTAAGATGCTGTACCTCTACATTCTCTACTTTCAAGAAAATCCGTACCGCTTCTTCCGGCATACACACAGATGAATGCCACGTCTCATTTGTCCAGTTAGGAAGGACACCCGATACTCTGTAAAAGTAAACATCTTCAATCTTAGCCCACGCCTCTTTGATACCGATAATATCTCCAATAGCATATGGTGGTTGTTCAATATCCCTTACAGGGAAGCGGAATTGAGTTTTGGTACGATTAAATACCATCTCAACCGCTTCTCCGCAAAGTTTCAAATACTTCACATTCTCAAGCCGCATAATTCATAATCCCCGGATCATAGAACGGCATGGGTTCCAGCTTGAACTTGTTTGCACGATGTTTAGAATCAATCTTCTTTTTGATTTCTTCATCATAGCAGAAACCGGTTCTGAGATACAGATCAAGCACATCGTATGTAAATCCGAAGTTTTCCTCGTCTGTCTTTCCGGTAAGACCATCAGAAGGAGCCTTGTAAATCAACTCGTCCGGTAAACCAAGTGCTTTGCCAAGCAAAACCACTTCACTTGCCGTCAACTGCGAGATAGGAGCAAATTGTCCTACGCTATCTCCAAACAAAGTAGAATACCCGATCCAATCCTCAGAAAGATTGCACGTATTGGCAACACGTCCGTTGCAGCTCTGAGATACGGCAAATAAAGTAGCCATACGAATTCTTGCAGGAAGATTCACTATTGTCTGTTCACTTGGTTCAATGCCGGTCTTTCTCATGTTCTGCAAAACATTAAACACCGGCATTGCAATATCGATCACGTAGTTGCGAATACCTAAATGATTGACGAGCTTATAACTGTATTCGATATCAGATTGTTCACCCTGAGGCATCAAAACACCGATAACTCTGTCACGTCCCAGAGCTTCTACACACAGAGCTGCAACAACAGATGAATCTTTACCACCGGAGATCCCGACAACCGCATTACAATCCTTACCATTCTTTTCAAAGTAGTCTCGAATCCATTGTACACACTCATTCTTGACTCTTTCGACATCAAATTCCGTTTTTATTACTGTCATCAGAAACCTCCATTTTCATCATGAAGCCGCGCTCTGATTTCAGCCAACGAATACTCTCTGGTAATATCGCCATTTTTGAATACTGTAATCAACAGATTTTCCCCTGAAACAGTGTCCGGGGTAAGACCGTCTTCATATGTGATTTCGCCCTCTGCATTGTGATACACTCTGCAAATCCCCTTCTGACTCTTTTTGAATTTGCCAGTATCGGTTTTCGGATTCTTGAAAATCTCAAATCCCACCCCATTCACTTCGCCATATGTAGCTTTCACCGCAATACCAAAGGTGTCTCTTGTGTACGGATTCAGAACTGTTTCATCCCTCTCATTCGTTGTCTCAAGACACTGCATAGAGAAACTACCAACACCAAGAGAAACATTATTGCAGGCAAATCCAGCTTCAATCAGCACACGATAAATTTCAGCACAACGGCTCACCGTGATAGAGTCACCATAAATTGCCTTTACATGAGGATTAAGAACTTTGAACCCCTTGCTGTTTATAGTGCCGCCAAAAATATCCCAGAGGTGGAATACAGTTTCCGTTACGATCTGTACGGGATCGCCGCTGTCTCCGCGAATCAGCAGGCACCCTTTATGATTCATAATCTCTTCTTTGAGCTGAGGAAGAATTTCGTCAACGAGATGCCAGTAATCATAGCTGTCAGAAACCATAGAGAAACTGTTATTGGGATAAATCTCAGTAAGCAAACGGCGGATAAATGAAATTTCATCTCCGTCGATTGCGTAATTACTGCACATTACACTATGCTCCGTAGAAATAGCTCCGTATGCTACATCATCCTTTCTGCAATCGCAGTTATACATTTCTTCCAGATAAGGAATCGTGGGAACTGTTGCGGTGTTCAAAAAGGAGAGGCAAAAACCGGCACTACTCTTGACGGCAGACTGCAGACTTTCCTGACCACGGAAGGAAAAATCGCCAAGCGCACGACTGCGCGGCACATTGTCATCCACAGAAATGTCGTAGGCACGGTTTACAATCTCACGATACCAATAACCGACATTGGCAGAAATCATTGGATGCCACAATTCAGCGGACATCAGCGATTCGATGGTGTTCACGAGCCATGCAAAATCGGGATGTGTATTACTGATTTCAATCATAGGAACCTTTACGGGAACACGGGTTCCTTCCGGAATTGCCTTGATTTCAAGGGGTAAATATCCGAGGTTGTGCAAATCAATGATCTTTTTAAGGTCATACGTATCCTCGCCGAGTGTATAGTCGAGTACACGCCAGTATTCATGTATAACTTCGTCGCAGCTTTTATTGAAAAAGTTCTTGTTGAAATATTCAACGAGATATGTTTTCAAGAATGCTTGCAGACTGAACATCACCAGTTTGTCCTGACCGGGAATTCTCGTCATGCGAGGTGTGAGATACGAAACCAATTTCGTAAGCCCCTTCGGATATTGTTCGTGATGTGTCGTTTTGTAATAGTCCAAAAGCAGAAGCGGATTAGTCTCCATAAATATAATCCTCCATAGAATATGTTGTAATCAAAGGATGTTCCTTGCGGAAAATAGAACTTGTTGTAAAGATTCCCTTCAAAAGTCCGCTGTCGATGAGATCGCCTGACAAAATCGTGTTTTCGCAGTGTGTTACATACAAATAGATGTTTTCAAAACCCATCGTCTGCAACGCTTTTGCTGTATAATAGAATGTGCCGCCCCTGCTGCAGATATCGTCGCAAATCAAAGCGGATTTCATATCATCTGGCTTATTGCCGACAATCGAAAGCACTTCAATATTGCCGGTTTCCCAATCGCGCTTCTTGATGCCAAACAGATACGGCGCACGAATCATACCGGAATATCGTTTCATCGCCCCTTCGTCCGGATATACCATCATCAGATCATTCTGCATAGTATCGCGGATCGCTCTTTTAATATACTCCTTAGGCTGAACGACATATACCCTGTCAATAAGTGCCGTAGCTACATTGGAATGTGGATCCAGCACGAATACCTTGTCGAAAAACAGACCGTTGATTATATCCGCGAAGTATTTCAGAGTAAATACCTCACTCTTATCCTTAACACGATCCATACGAGCGTTGGGAATGTACGGCATATACAGAATCATCTCTCTGCATCCGTAATTTCTCAAGTGGGACGCAATGTAAATCAGGGTGGGCAGTTCATGTTCCCCATCATACAGCCATGTGACACAGAAATGATCTTCTCCAAAACGCTGTAATTTCAGCTTATACGTTCCATCCGGAAACTTCTCAGGCGAAATTTCCACACCATTTACCTTAATCATACGGTTTCCTCCATATTCAGAATTTCAATCTGACAAGCCTGCATAGCTTTCAGAGCATTCATGTGGTTTTCAACGGTAACACCAGCACAGCAGGAGGCATCAACCTTGATCGGAATTTCCGGGCAAAATGCCTTGATTATCATTGCATTGGAGATCACGCACACATCTGTGCAGACACCTACAAGCTCAACTTCATCGATGAAATCCTTCTCAAACATCTCGGCAACAAACAAACCGAGCTGTACAGATCCAAAGGTCTTTTTCTCTGCCGTATAGCATCTGTCCTTGAAAATTTCAAGTTCCGGTACAAGGCGATGACCGTCAGTCCCGCGAATACAATGAGGAATCGGAAGATTTCTTCCCTCCTGCGTTTCCATGTAATTATCTTCGTGAGTGTCGAATGTGAATACTACCTTTTCGGTATCGTTTACTTTATCCGCGATCTTTTTAACGACAGCCGCCGCTTCTGCGGATCCGAGCGCACCATCTACAAAATCACGCTGCATATCCACTACGATGAGAAGTTTTCTGTTATCCATAATATCCTCCTTACTCATAGACAACTTCAAGACCATATGCGACAGCCGCTTCATGTTCAATACGGCAGCCACGAGCATTTTCCCAGCCCTTACCGAAATACGCAATATGGCAAAGACTCATGTTTTCGAGGGACTTTGCAAGGAAACAGAGAGGAATCTGAACAACTCCACGCTTTTCCATAGATTCACGGGAATACCATTCGTCTGTAAACAGAGTATTCACAAATTCGTATCCGTTTTCCTCTGCAAACTGGATCGCCCTCTCTCTGGTTTCCGCGATTTCCTGCTCCGTCTTTCCAGCCATCGGCTGAGAGATCATCATCTTTTTCATACCAATTTTCCTCCATTTGATAATG